CCAAAACGCGAACCTATCGCTGTGGGAGTGACGAAACCTTTATATCTTATCCCTCCTCGATAAAACCTGAACAACCAAGAAACATAATCAAGAGGACAAAGATTCACGTTAGTCGCAGGAGAATTGGAATCACGTGGTTCACCAAACCAAGAAGCAACAGCACGCAAAGCCACCGTGTCCGTCACACTTTGTTTTAGTGCATCCACACCAAATCTCTTAATAACCTGTCGCAAGTTTTGAACGTGTTCACCAATAGATGTAGCTGAAGCATCAACTGGAGAAGTCTTGGGAGCCTCGAACATACAATTTTCATTAGACATGGCTTGATTGAATCCAGTGTCTTGAAATTGCCCGAGCACTTGTGCTGTGGGCATATCTCGCACTGGAGCATTCCTACCAAAATCGGGTATTGAAAATTGGATATCATCTGCTCCGGAGACCCAAACGTTACAATCTAACGAATCAGTCACTGTATCTGGATAACGCAAACCATTGATCACCTCTACAACTAGAATGCCAGTTGTACTAACATAACTAGAAGGATTATCGAATCTCTCTAAGGAACAGCTCTTCCACAAAGTATTAGATACAAAAGGAATGGTGAACTCAATCTCGTCAGATGTTCGTAAATCAACAATTTCTGAATAACCTTGATTATAATCATAACCAAGTAAACCAAGATTTCCTGATGGGATAAATGAAATCCTCAAACGACCAGAATGATAGGCAGTCTTTGTGACCTGAATTTTATATTTCAAGCCACCCCGCCAATATCTAAACATTGAGCCCACATATCCCATAGCTGTAGAACGAAATACTGGAGGATTCACATCGTCATATGCCAAAGCAGTAGGGCTAACCACTGTCTTGAAGAGCACATCACCCGGAACCTTAGATCCGTCCCACTTAAAGGAAGTCAAATAACTTTCGTGTTGACAAATATAGGTTATATCCATTTCATCAAGTCCAGAACCAAACAAATCAAATCGAGTTCCAATTTCATTCTCAATAGAAGAACCGAGCACAAGTGAATTATCTATGCCGTCCACATTAGTAAAACCATAACCAGGTATCTGCACCATCTTATTAAGAGGTACAAGATTACCAGTCTTGGACAAACCAAAGTAACTAGCAACTTGTGCACCAGCTCTACTAATCCATTCAACGGGAGCAGCAAACTTTCCAACTATTGGTAATGAAGCTGCGAATGAGGATATTCCAGCAACAGTATTGAGCGTTCTAGTGACAACTCCAGACTCAGCGCGCATTTGGCTTTCACCAACTTGTGCACGTGGCAAGTCATCGTCATTACCATAACGTTCCTCTGTAGTGGCATCATTCTTAGCTTTCATAACTGCCTCCCTAATCGCACGTCTAAATCTAGGATTCGAGATGTCCGAACTAGAGAAAACCTCACGTTTAAAATCATTCACCAAACGAGCCGGAGCGGAAAAGGAATTGGGAGCCGCAGTAGGAATCTGCAATGAAATCTCCTTGAAGCGGGCAAATACAGTCACATCAGCTGTACCCGATTGGAGGGGATTCAAGACAGAAATTCTCACTGTACCAAGATCACCAATTCCTCGCGCCAAATCGTAATGTGTATAATATGAAACGTATGGTATAAGCAATTCACCAACATTGCCAGAACCTGCATCCAAAACAACACGGGGGAAAACAGTTTTCGCCGACATATAATTATTAACATCAAACCTATTGCCAATTTCTTCTGACTTACTAAAGGGAGCAAAATATGCAACCAATCTACCAGCCTGGAAGGTGTTAGCATTCACAACAAATCGCACTTCCACATGAGCACGCAGAAATGTGAAATGATCTATCTTGTCGGCAACATTAGTAGACGATGTAATAATGGATTCGGGAAAATCATAGGAAGCAATTTCAGTATCAAATGTATTCGTGTCAGACCAAACAAACGAGCCTATCTTGACTGGGCGCTCGAGAATATCGATGATATTATGTTCTCGAGACTCCATCCCAGGAGCCAAGACATCGCGACTCGGAACAACAGGCTTCGGCAGAGACGTAGACTGCTTTGCAGCATCGTCCACCCACTGCGTGACCTGTTGGGGTTCATTTGTTGCCACGGGGTCTGCAGGTGCGACCAATTCAGTAACTGGTTGCATCTTCGTTTCATTGTTAGTATCCAAAACTTGAGCCTTAATTTCTGTGCAATCATATATATCTTCTTGAATGACATTCATTTTTCCATAAATATCGCTCAGGCTGGTTAGATGCTGTGTATGCTCATAACTATAAAGCGTTGGGTAAAGATTCTGGGACCTAGCAGCACGCATAATGCGCTTCGTCCACAACAAGTAGATTGACTTCTCATGTAAACTCAACTCTCTGAAAGCAGTTTCACAATTTGTCAAACACAACTCGTCATGATCCAAATCACCTTTAACCCAATAAATCATTTCCAAGATGACACGCAACTCTAACGGAGCATAATAAACACCACGGTCCAACCTGAAAGACCGTTTCAAAAACTCCACCTGATCAATTGAACGATAATCTCCTACACTTTCCTCTCCTTTCGATTCGTCAGTGTAACACATTCCTATCAAACTATAACCATGCGAAATTGATGTCTGGTTGAAACAATCTATGATTCC